GCCATATTTTTGCGTTCCCGAAATTCACACTTAAAATTTAGAACACAATGCCCGGACCAGGACGCCCACCGAAACCGCTTGCCTTGAAGTTGCTCACGGGCAAAGCGTTGCCAAAAGGCAACGCGGTGGTGGATTTTCCGCCCCTGGACGCATTCCCGGACCCGCCCCAACACCTAAACCCGGACGGGGCGAAATTCTGGAATGAGTTGGGCCCAGAATTGCTGGCGGCCGGCGTGCTCCGCGCACCGGACTTGCACGCATTCAGCCAATTGGCCTATTGCTGGCAGCGTCACATGATGAAGGCAAAAGCCGGCATGGACATTTGCGCGGCCGAAGATGCAGCACTCCGCAACTTGTTTGTGGAATTCGGTTTGACCCCATCCGCGCGGCGGCGGGTATCGGCGGACGGCAATGAGCACAAAGCAAACCGCTTCAACAAATACAAGCAACCGCAAACGCCGGGCGCGGCCGGCGGGTGACTTTGTAGGGGTGGCGCTGGCCTACGCGGAGGACGCGATACAGGACCGCGCGCGCAACACATATTGCGTTTGGGTGCAACGGGCGGCCCGCCGGTTCATCAAGGATTTGAAACGGGCCCAGCGCAAGAAAGCCCCGCCTTTCTACTGGTCCCCGGACCAGGCAAACCGGGCGTGCGAATTCATAGAGCAATTGCCGCACGTTGAAGGCATTTGGAACCGTTCCACCATTCAGTTGGAACCGGCCCAGGTGTTTTTCCTGTGCAACCTATTTGGATTCCGCAACGCGGATGGCAGCCGGCGCTACACCACCGCATTGCTGGCCATGGCACGCAAGGGTGCCAAAAGCACGTTGGCCGCCGGGATTTTGCTGTACGTGTATTGCACGGAAAATGAGTTGGGCCCGCAGGTGCTCAGTGCGGCGACCACCGGACAACAGGCACGCATTGTTTGGAATGTCGCCAAGCGCATGGTGGAACGCACTCCAGAATTGGCGGCGGCATTCACCTTGGAGGCTTTCGCCAACGCTATTGCCCGGTTCGAAGTGGGCGGGGTGTTCAAGCCCATCAATGCGAAAGCCAGCACGCAGGACGGTCTAAACCCGTCCGCGTTGTGCTTTGATGAATTGCACGCGCACAAAGACGCGGACCTATTCAACGTGCTGCGCAGTGCCGCAGGATCGCGCAAAAACCCCCTGTATCTGTACACCACCACCGAGGGGCACGAATCGCCCGGACCCTGGGCGGAGGTGCGCAAATTCGCGTTTAACATTCTGCAAGGGGTGGTGGAGGCGGACCATTTTCTGGTGGTGTATTACGGGTTGGATGATGAAGATGATGACTTTGATGAATCAAAGTGGATCAAAGCCAATCCGCTGCTAGGGGTGTCCCCGACACTGGAAAAGTTGCGGGAATACGCGACAGAAGCACGCCACCAGCCCAGCCAGTTGGCGGAATTTCGCATCAAGCGTTTGAACCGGCCGGCGTCCGGCGCCCGCGGCTGGATTGATTTACTCAAGTGGAAAAAGTGCGGCGGGCCGGTGGACCTGGAGCGCATGGAAAGGTTGCCGTGCTTTGGGGGCTTTGACCTGGCCAGCACCGCGGACATGACCGCATGGCGCCTGGTGTGGCTGGACGGGGACGATTGGTTTACATGGGGCCGGTGTTGGGTCCCGGAATCCGCCGTCAAGCAACGCAGCGAACGGGGAACAGTGCGCTATGATCCGTGGATTGCGGCCGGGTATGTCACGCAAACCAATGGCAACGTGGCGGACTACAAGCAAATTGAGGCGGAAATACTCGCGGACTGCGAACGGTTCCGGCCGGCGTCCATTGCCTATGACCCATGGAACGCGCAACAAATGGTCAACAATTTGATGGACGCCAAGTTGCCATTGGTGCAGTTCCGCCAGGGCACCGCGTCCTACCACCCCGCCATGCAAGCGTTGGAACGGGCTTACACGTCCGGGCATTTCCACCACGGTGGGGACCCGGTGTTGTTTTGGCAAGCGGCCAATATCGTGGCGCGCAAAGACCCCAACAGCAACATGGCGCCGCACCGGGAAAAGTCCGCGGACAAAATAGATGCAATGGCCGCATTGCTCATGGCCATGGGTGTGGCACAGTCCGCCCAGGACCGGCGGGAATTTAAAATGTTTTTTGTATGAACAGCCCGGACACAGGTGCACCGTGCCCCGATTTCGGGTTTCCTGACGCGGAGGAATTGAACCAATGGGCTGCGGATGTGTTGAAAGACGGGCCCGGCTGCGCCGATGGCTTGACCGGAATAACCACCCCCGAATTTCGCAAATGGTCGGAAAGCTACCTGCCCCTGGTCATGCTCCGGTTGACGCTGGCAATGGAGGAACAAAACCGGATGATGCTGGCGCTAGTCCAGCAAACGGCGGCGCTGGTGGAAATCCTGGTGGAGACACAGCCGGCGGATGATGGCGAGCCCACCACCTATTTGGACGGATCAAAGGTGCAGCAATGATTGACAAAATTTGCGATTGGGTTGAACGCAATTATATGCGTGCCACGTTGGTCATTATGGGGGTGCTGGCAATATTGGCCGGCATCACGTTTGCATTATTGGCCCACGCAGGACCCCCCGCACCCACGGTCACCTTGACCGCGAGCCCCACCAGCGGCGTGGGGCCCCTAAGTTTTACATTGACGTGGACCAGCACCGGCGCCAGCGCGTGCAATGCCACCGGTGCATGGAACGGGTCAAAAGCCCTGGCCGGATCGCAAAGTTTCACCGGGCTTACCGCCAGCGCCACCTATACGTTGACCTGCACCGCGGCCGCCGGTTGGGCGGACCTGACGTGGACGCCACCCACGCAGAACACGGACGGGTCCGCATTGACGAACCTGGCGGATTATCGGGTGGCCTACGGAACAACCCCCACCAACCTGGCCACCACCGTGACCGTGCCCGCCCCGGCGTCCGGGTATGGGGTCCCCGGGCTGGCGGTGGGCCCGTGGTATTTCGCGGTGCGCGCGTGCAACGTCCCCGGGGTATGTTCGGACCCCGCGGGCCCAGTTACCAAAACCGTGGTGCTGCCGGCCGGTGCCGCCAGTGCCACGGTATCCATTGCCACGCAACCCAAACCGCCCACCGGGCTGGTGGTCACGCAAACCCTGGCGTATGAAATCAAAGACAACCCCAACGGTGTGATGCTGGGCCGCAACGTGGGAACCGTTCCGCTGGGGACCCCATGCGGTGACGCCACGGTGGTGCAGTCATGGGGCGTGGATTACCACGGTGTCCCACGGTCGGCGGTGGTATTCAGCAAGCCCCCCAAAAGCACCGTGATTGTGGCCGCGTGCGGGCCCGCCAGCCTGTGACCCGCCGCACCGTCAATTTGTCATAGGGGCCCCAATGCTGGCAGCACTCGGAAACCGGTGGCAATACAACGTGTCCAACCTGGGCACCAATCCGTCCGCCACCCCGGGCGTATCGGTGGTGCCGGGCGCGTCCAATGCGGAAGGGACTTGGACCGCATCCGGGTTGGGAACCACGGGGGAGGAAATTTACGGGCTGTTCATTTGGGTGGTGTCCGGCGCCACCAGCGGCAGTGACCGCGCCATGTTGCTGGACATTGGCGTGGACCCCGCCGCGGGCACGTCCTATACGGCAGTCATTTCCAACATTGTGTGCGGCAGTTCATCCACCATCGCGTTGGGCAATGGGCACCAATTCTATTTTCCAATCCGGATTCCGAAAGGGTCCACCGTGGGCGTGCGCGTGCAAAACGCAAACGCCACCGCCGGCACGGTGCGAATTGGGCTCAAGGGTTATGGGGCGCCCAGCGCACCGGAATTGGTGCGCGTCGGGTCATTCTCCGAAACAATCGGCAGCATTACCAATTCAAACGGTGTGACGTTCACCCCGGGCAATGCGGCGGACGGGGCCTGGACTTTACTTGGCACCACCGCCAAGGACCTGTGGTGGTGGCAGGTGGCCGCGCAAATCACCAACGGAACGATTACCGCGCAATACACCTACGTTGACATTGCAGTGGGTGACGCGACCAACAAGACAGTGATTGCGCGCACGCAACTGTCCGTGGTGGGCACAGCCGAAACGGAATCAAATTGCGCCAATTCAATGATTGAGGGCTATTGGGAAGTGGCCGCCGGTTCGAATCTGTATATCCGCGGCCGGTGCAACACTGCCCCCGGCACAACCTACAATGGCGTTGCGATTGGGATAGGGGGTTAAGCCATGGGCGTGTTGTCGGCACTGTATGAAAATTCCGCGAGCATTAGCGGCACGGAATATTCCTTGCCGTTGAATTCCACCAGCGGCGTGCCAGCGTCAAAAACCGACGATGGATATATTCAAGTGTGGCTGGACTTGAATGCGCTCGCGGCTGCGGACAGTTACGAATTGAAAATATACGAAAAGGTGCAGAGTGCGGGCACCCAGCGGATAATGTATTACCGGCAATTCAACGGGGCGCAGTCACCACCGCACTGGATTTCCATTCCGATTTCCGTGATGTATGGCTGGGACGTGACCCTAAAGAAACTGGCCGGCACGGATCGCACCATTGGGTGGTCAATCCGGGCACCGTAAACCGGGACTAGACAGCCCCCGTGTTTATCTGGACGCCACCGCAGCAACAGCAACCCGCCCTGGTGGTGGACAGTGCCACCCACGGGCACGCGGCGGCGGCGCCGGCGCTGGTCCAGCAAAACACCCTGGTGGTGGCTGCGGCCACCCACGCCCATGCGGCGGGCGCCCTGGCGCTGGTCCAGCAAAACACCCTGGCGGTGGCCGCCGCGAGCCACGCGCACGCGGCCGGCGCACCCACCCTGACGGACCTGGCGTTTACCCTGGCGCCGGCGGCCGCCACCCACGCCCACGCGGCGGGCACCCTGGCGCTGGTCCAGCAACACACCCTGGCGGTGGCTGCGGCGAGCCACACCCACGCGGCGGGTGCGCCGGCATTGGTGCAGCAACACACCCTGGCGGTGGCTGCGGCCACCCACGCCCACGCGGCCGGCGCACCCACCCTGACGGACCTGGCGTTTACCTTGGCGTCGGCGGCCGCCACCCACGCCCACGCGGCCGGCGCTCCGGCGCTGGTCCAGCAACACACCCTGGCGGTGGCTGCGGCCACCCACGCCCACGCGGCGGGCACCTTGGCGCTGGTCCAGCAAAACACCCTGGTGGTGGCTGTGGCCACCCACACCCATGCGGCCGGCGCCCCGGCGCTGGTCCAGCAACACACCCTGGCGGTGGCTGCGGCCACCCACGCCCACGCGGCCGGCGCCCCGGCGCTGGTCCAGCAACACACCCTGGCGGTGGCTGCGGCCACCCACGCCCACGCGGCCGGTGCCCTGGCGCTGGTCCAGCAACACACCCTGGCGGCCAACGCGGCCACCCACGCCCACGCGGCGGGCAATGTGGTGCTGGCTGGGGAAGGGAACGCACTAAGCATTGACGCGGCGAGCCACGCCCACGCGGCGGGCGCCCCGGCGCTGGTCCAGCAACACACCCTGGCGGTGGCTGCGGCGAGCCACGCCCACGCGGCGGGCGCCCCGGCGCTGGTCCAGCAAAACACCCTGGCGGTGGCTGCGGCCACCCACACCCATGCGGCCGGCGCCCCGGCGCTGGTCCAGCAACACACCCTGGCGGTGGCCGGCGCCACCCACGCGCACGCGGCCACCAGTCCAGCGCCATCCGTGCAATTTTCATTGGTGGTGGCCGGGGCGAGCCACGCGCACGCGGCCGGCACCCTGGCGCTGGTCCAGCAACACACCCTGGCGGTGGCCGGGGCGAGCCACGCGCACGCGGCGGGCACCCTGGCGCTGGTGCAGCAACACACCCTGTGGCTGGCACCCGCCACCCACGCCCACGTGGTGGAATCCCTGGCACTACGTTTGCCAACCGTTGCCGGTGTAGTATTCGGGGTGCTGACGGACGCGGGGCCCACGTTTGTGGTGTCATCACCTGCAAACGTATTTGCAAAGACCCCGGACCCGGGTGTATTTGGGGTGACATATGACGGCGGCGTGCACGTGATTGACGCGCAAGCGCGCATGTTTGGAGTGCCTACAGAGTGACCACCGTAAAAGTTGTGCGACCGTTCCGCACCCAGGGGCGGGATCATGTGCCCGGGGAAGTGTTAGAAGTGCGCGAGCATGTCGCCAAGATTTATTGTTCCGCCGGCTGGGCCGCGTCCGCAGAATTTCCAACCGGCGAGCCCAGCACCGCACCGGTGACCCTGGACCCGCAAGACTGCATGATTTCATCCACGGGAGGTTTGTAGAATGGCCAAAGCAACACCGGACGCAATTCTGGACGCGATGGCCGATGCCATCATTGCAGTGGTCACCACGGCAACGGTGTGCAGCGGGGAGCCCGCCAACTATGCGGGCATTGCCGCGGTGGCGCTGGCGGACGTGGCCATGGCCGGCGGCGACATTACAAAGGCGAACGGGGACAGCAGCGGGCGCAAATTTACGTTTGCGCAAAAAACCGGCGTTGCCATTGATTCCAGCGGAACAGCCACGCACGTGGCAACCCACAGCGGCACTACACTGCTATACGTGACCACGTGCACGTCACAGGTGCTCACAGTCGGCGGCACCCTGACCATTCCCGCGTGGAAGGTTGAAATTGCGGACCCGGCATAAACACCATGGCGTGCCGGATCGTTTCCAAAGTCTGTAAGACGGCCGCGGAAACAAAGTTGTGGGGCTTTGACTACGTGCGCGACCCGGAAACGGGCGCGCTGGCGTTTCTCGCGCGGGGGTGGCGGCCCGGCCAGGTGTATCCGGCGGACACGGTGGTGCTGCCGAATCTCAAATTTTCCGGGTTGCAGTTCAAGGGCACGGGCGGGCAATCCGGAGTGCGGGAACCGGTGTGGCCCACGGTTGACGGGGCCACGGTGGTGGACGGGTCCATAACCTGGACCGCGGAAAGCCTGTCCGATGATTCCCTAACGTCATACATTGATTATTCGGACTGGGACGCAGATACCGGCATCACGGTGCAGGAATATGAATTAGTAAACACCGGCGGAGTGCAGCGCACCAGTGCGTTGGTGTCCGGCGGTGTGCCCGGCAAAAAATATGAGGTACACAACACCATCACCCTGGCCAACGGGGCGGTGGAACAAAGCGCACTTTTGGTGGAGGTTTCCTGATGAAGATGCAGCGCGCGTATTCACTCATTGAAGTGAAAAGCCTGGACGCGGACGCGGAAAGCTGGACCATTAAGGGGCTGGCCACGTCACCCAAACCGGACCGGCTCAATGATGTGATTGAACCGCTAGGCGCAACGTATGCGCCGGAAATCCCGCTGTTGTGGCAACACAAGAGTGACAAGCCGGTGGGCATCACCCGGCTGGGCAAAGCCACAAAGGACGGCATTCCGTTTCAAGCGACGTTGCCGCGCGTGCGCGAGCCGGGCGCACTGCAAGACCGAATCAATGAAGCAATCCAGTCCGTGCAATATCGGCTGGTCGCGGCGGTGTCCATTGGATTCCGCGTGCTGGATGATGCCGTGGAGTTTCTGAAAAACGGCGGATTGCGTTTCGAAAAAACTGAAATTCTGGAGTTGTCACTGGTGACGATTCCGGCGCACATGGACGCCACCATTCATTCCGTCAAGTCACTGGACCTGGAGGCGCGGGCCGCGTTTGGCAAACCGCGCACACCGGTCCGGCTGGCTGGACCACCCCCCGCCGGCGCCGCGGCACCCGCTAGTGTGAAATCAACAGCCCGGGAGGGCACCCAAATGAAAACCGTTGCAGAACAAATTGCCGCATTTGAAGCAAAGCGGCTGGCATCTTCGGAGCGCATGGAAGCCATCATGGCCAAGGCGGCGGACGAGTCCCGCACGCTGGAGGACACGGAAACGGAGGAATACGACGGGCTGGCGGCCGAAGTGGAATCCGTGGACAAGCACCTGGTGCGGCTCCGCGCGTTGGAGCGCAGCCAGGCCAGCAAAGCAACCCCGGTGTCCGGCGTCAAGTCGGTGGCCACGGGCTCAGAGGCACGCGGCCCGGTCATTACCGCCGGCGCGGACGTGCTGCCCAAGGGGTTTGAATTCGCGCGGTACGTGCGCTGCATGGCACTGGCGCGCGGCAACGTGGTGCAGGCGCATGAGATTGCCAAAACGCACTTTTCCGACAATCCGCGCGTGATTGAAGTGCTCAAGGCGGCGGTGGCCGGCGGCACCACCACGGACGGAACCAACGCGGCGCCCCTGGTGACCTACACGAACCTGGCGGCGGAATTCATTGAATTCCTGCGGCCGCAAACCATTGTGGGCAAGTTTGGCACCAATGGCATTCCGTCACTGCGCCGCATTCCGTTCAACGTCCGCATGGGCCGGCAGACCAGCGGCGGCAGCGGCTATTGGGTGGGGGAGGGTAAGCCCAAACCCGTTACCGCGTTTGATTTTGATGAGGTGACGTTGCGGTGGGCCAAATTGGCCAACATTGCCGTGCTCACGGATGAGTTGGTGCGGTTTTCCAACCCGTCCGCGGATTTCCTGGTGCGGCAGGCTGTCGCGGACGCGATCCGGGAGCGGCAGGACATTGATTTTGTGGACCCGGGCAAGGTTGAAGTGGCCAACGTGTCCCCGGCGTCCATCACCAACGGAGTGGTGGGCATCACGTCCGCGGGGGCCAGTGCGGCCAACGCGCGCGCGGACGTGGAGGCAGTCATGGGGCGGTTTATCGCCAACGGACTGACGCCCAGCACCGGCGTGTGGATCATGTCCCAGGCCAACGCGCTGGCACTGTCACTCCAGCAAAATGCCCTGGGCCAGCCGGCAAATCCGGGCATCAATATGAACGGTGGCACCTACGTTGGGCTGC